TTTGATTTTGTTTTAAACAGAGCGGTTTCTAAGTTTATACCACCAGAAGATTTAATTGTGCCTTACGAAGCAGCTGATATAAGCAGCGCAGAGCGTATTACGCATGCCATAAGCATGTCTTCAAATGAAATTAAAAAACAACAACTTAGTGGTTTTTATGCAGACGTAGATATCGGATCAGATTCTTACAGTGAAGATATGTCCGATGTCGAAGAGGCGATTGATGAAATACAAGGCATTTCACCTTCATACAAAGAAAACCGGAACAGAACAGTTTATGAAGTACATACAGTTTTGGATATCGAAGGTTTTGAGGACATGGACCAAAACGGCAATCCAACCGGATTGAAGCTGCCATATATCGTTACAATCGAAGAAGATTCAGAAAAAGTGTTGTCAATCAGAAGAAACTACCTTCCGAATGATATGCTCAAAAACAAGATCAATTATTTTGTGCAATACAAGTTTATGCCTGGGCTCGGTTTTTATGGCCTCGGGCTGTCACACATGATTGGTGGCCTATCAAAAGCATCAACATCTATATTGAGACAGTTGATCGATGCTGGAACATTGGCGAATTTGCCAGCTGGTTTCAAAGCCAGAGGCATGCGGATCCGTGACGAAGATGATCCATTGCAACCAGGAGAGTTTAGGGATATTGACACCACAGGTGGATCTCTAAGAGAAAACTTAATACCTTTGCCGATTAAAGAGCCAAGCAATGTATTGATGCAGTTATTAGGAATCCTGGTTGACTCCGGTAAAAGATTCGCGGCCATAGCTGATATGAATGTTGGGGATATGAACCAAGCCATGCCTGTCGGCACCACAGTTGCTTTACTAGAGCGCGGCACGAAAGTAATGAGTGCGATCCACAAAAGATTGCATCATTCACAAAAAGTAGAGTTTGGTTTACTTTCAAAAGTGTTTGGCGAATCGTTACCGCCTGTTTACACATTCCAAAATGGCACAGCTCCTAGTGAGATCAAACAGCAAGATTTTGATAATCGTGTAGATATCATTCCAGTATCAGATCCTAATATATTCTCACAAAGTCAGAGAGTGACCTTGGCACAAGAGTTATTGCAAATGGTTCAATCAAATCCAGAAATACATGGTCCGATGGGCATTTATGAAGCGTATAGAAGAATGTATGCAGCTTTGGGTGTGGATAATGTTGATTCACTATTGCAACCACCGCCAGACCAAACTCCAAAACCAGTAGATGCCGGGACTGAAAACTCCACTTTGTTATTGGGACAACCAGCGCAAGCATTTGCTGAACAGAACCATGAAGCACACCTAGAAACACACAGAAGTCTATTTTTTACAGAGATTGTCAAGCAAAGTCCCCAGGTACAAGCATTGATTATCAGCCATTGCATGCAACATTTACAATTTATGGCCGCACAAATGGCTCAAGAACAGATGCCGCCAGAAATGCAGCAAAGGATTTCTGAAATCCAAGCACAGATGCAACAAGTTACGCCAGAAGAGGCACAAATGATTGGCCAACAAATACAAATGATTATGGAGCAAATGAGCTCAACTGTTATGGCACAGTTAGCTGGTGAGTTTTTACAATCGATAGGAATGAGCGGAAGCGAAGATCCACTGGTTGATATTAGAAAAAGGGAGCTGGACCTCAAAGACAAAGAACTGGATCTTGAAAATCAACAATTTGCACAGAAACAAGACCAAAGAGCGCAAGAGAAAATGGTCGACGCCCAAATACAGATGGAGCGCATGGATGTGCAAAAACAAATCGCAGATGATAAACTTGAAGTGGCGATTGATAGATTGAAACAAAATGCAGATTTAAAATTGCTTGAATTAGAAAATAAAATTAGAGGCTTGTTATGACAACATCGTATAAATTAGAAGCGGTTAAAAAACTTAAAGCTGAAAAAGAAGCTGAAAGGTTAAAAGAAGCCGAAGAACTAAAAGCTGCGCAAGATGCAGAAGAGAAAAAACACCAGGCAAATCTTGATCGAATAGCCAATAAAATGGCTAGAATTGAAGCTGGATTACCTGTTGAAGAGGAAGTGGTTGAAAAACCAGCTCCTAAAAAAGCTGCGGCCAAGAAAAAGGCACCAGCTAAAAAGAAAGCAGCTGCAAAAAAAGCACCAGCTAAAAAGAAAGGTAGGCCTAAAAAGTCAAAATAAATGGACGAGATAACTTTAATCGACAAGATTAAAAGATTATTGGAACAAAGGGAGAAACAAATAGAAGAAACCCTTATGTCCGGTAGTCTAAAAGATATGGAACATTATAAATATTTGCAAGGAGAGCTTTCTGCTTTATACTATATTGCAAACGAAATCAGTGATATAGGAAAAGATATATAATGTCAGAAGTAGCAGAAAACAACATTATGGCAAAAAAGGTAGCAGAGGCTTATGTTGATCCCTCAGACTTGGTTTTAGATCCAGAAAAGCTGGATGCCTCAATATTAGATCGCATGCCGCAACCGACAGGATGGAGAATGTTGGTCTTACCTTATGCTGGGAAAGCTAAAACAAAAGGCGGGATTGTGCTCGCAAAAGAGACAGTTGATCGTGAAGCATTGGCAACTGTGGTTGCTTATGTGGTTAAAATGGGACCACAATGTTACAACGATCAAGCTAGGTTTGGGGATGAGCCTTGGTGTCAAGAAAAACAATGGGTTTTAATAGGGCGCTACTCTGGCTCTCGGTTTAAACTTGAGGATGGTGCAGAGGTACGAATCATCAATGATGATGAAGTAATAGCCACAATTCTCAATCCAGATGATATAGTGAGCTTATGACAGAGAATGAAGTAAAAGAAGTCCAGCAACCAGAGGTTGAGGATATCGAGGTAGAGGTTACTGAAAACGAAGCACAAGTCGAAACGACAGAAGCCTCAAATGACGACGAGTTAGAAAAATACACGAAAGGTGTTTCTAAGCGTATAAATAAATTAAACGCTCGCAACAGAGCGACCGAGGAAAGAGCTGCAAAACTCGAAGCTGCATTGCAGCAAAGAGAATCAGAAGTGCATGCTTACTATCAACATGCGCTACAAGCTCAACAAAATTTACTCGTGAAAGAAGAAGAAAATGTTGAGGTTAAAGAGAGAGAGGCGAATGAGCTTTACAAAAGAGCTCATGCAGCTGGCGATGCTGATCTTATGTCAAAAGCTGATAGCCTAAAAAACGAAGTTTCAATACAAAAAGAGAAAATTCGTATTGCCAAACAAAGGCAAGAGCAAGACAATCAACAAGCTCAATATGTGCCTTACCAACAAAATGCGCAACAAAACACACAACAAGTGCAGCAAGAAGTTAAGCCAACACAAGAAGCGCTTGATTGGCAATCGCAGAATCAATGGTATGGGCAAGAGCCAGAAGCAACACAATATGCTTATTTTACTCATGTGAACCTGGTGAACGAAGGATTTGAACCAGATTCAGAAGAGTATTATGGTGAGCTCAATTCAAGAATTTACAAAGTTTATCCGGATCTAAGATCCGATAATGCCGGACAAAGTGAGGACAGGCCCGCTGTGCAAAGAGTCGCCTCTGCTTCCGTAGGAAGTCGGCAAAAAACACAAGGCAAGAAGAACGGCGTATCATTCACAAAAAGTGAAGTCGAAACACTCCGTGGGATCAAACCACATGGCATGACAGATGATGCCTGGTTGAAATCCGTTGCTAGAGAAAAACAAAAAATAGCTAACAGGGAGGCAAAATGACCGAATCTAATAATGAAGTGATACATTCCAGAAAATCTCGTGAATCCGAGACTCACGCTAAAGAATCTCGTAGACAACCTTGGAGGCCAGTAAGAAAACTTGAAACACCTCCAGCTCCAGAAGGATATGAATATCGATGGATAAGAGAATCCATGCTAGGGCAAGAGGATAAAGCGAATGTGGCAAGAAGAATCCGTGAAGGTTGGGAGCTCGTAAGAGGTTCTGATTTACCGGATGAATATTCTTACCCAATAGCGGAAACAGGTAGACATGCTGGCTTAGTTTATAGCGAAGGCTTACTATTGGCGAAAATACCAACTGAGACTCGTGAGGAGCGAAATGCTTATTACGAAGAACAAACCCGTCTTAAATCCGAGGCTTTGGATAACAATATGTTTAACGAAGCTCGTAAAGATGGCAGATATGTGAAGTACAACTCCGATAGAAAGTCTAATGTTACTTTTGGGAAAAAGTAATAAACATTAATAGGAGTAAATCTTATGGCAAATAAAGATGCCGCTTTTGGTTTAAGACCTGTTCGTGAAATGGGCGGAGCACCCTATTCTGGAGGACAATCCAGATATAGAATTGCTAGTGGCGCCACAACTCCAATTTACCAAGGCGACTTGGTAACACAGCTTACAGCTGGAGTTTTAGGACGTCATGCCGCAACTGGAACTGTTCCGATTGTCGGAGTGTTTAACGGAGTTTCATACACCGATCCCACTACAGGCGAGCAAGTCTTTAAAAACTATTATCCTGGCAGTATTTCTGCTTCGGATATCATCGCAAGCGTGATTGACGATCCTAATGTTGTCTTTGAAGTACAAGCAGACGATACCTTCCCGGTAGCTGATCTGTTTGGAAACTTTGACATCGTGGATGGTTCGCCCGTTGGCGATACTAAATCTGGAAGATCCAATGCAGAGCTAGACGTAACAACCGGTGCTACGACCGCGACGTTACCGCTCAAAGCTATTGATATCTCCCAGGATCCTAATAACGACGATGTAGCATCGTCCAACACCAATGTACTATGCGTGATTCAGAATCACATCATGGGACAAAAAGGTGCTGGTTTAGCATAAGGAGTTAATTAAATGGCAATTTCAAGAGCACAATTAGCGAAAGAGCTTGAACCAGGACTTAATGCACTTTTTGGTATGTCCTATGATTCTTACGATCAAGAGTATGAAGATATTTTTGTAATCGAGGATTCAAACAGGGCGTTTGAAGAAGAAGTGCTAGTCACTGGTTTTGGCGGCGCACCCGTAAAATCAGAGGGACAAGGCGTTGAATTTGACAATGCTTCCGAAAGTTTTAGCGCAAGATACACGCACGACACTGTTGCGTTGGCTTTTGCACTTACAGAAGAAGCGGTTGAAGACAACCTTTATGACTCTCTAGGTAAAAGATATGTTAAAGCATTGGCTAAATCTATGGCTAACACCAAAGAAGTCAAAGGCGCTGACGTACTAAATAACGCTTTCTCTTCCAGTTTTACTGGCGGTGATGGTGTTTCTCTAATCAATACTGCTCACCCCCTAGCCGGTGGTGGAACAGCTGCGAATAGAGCTACTACTATGGCAGACCTTAACGAAGCCTCACTAGAGGACGCTTTAATTGATATATCTACGTTTACAGACGACAGAGGTTTAACTATTTCTGTGCAAGCTGACAAACTTGTGGTTCCACCACAATTAGTCTTCGTTGCAGACAGAATATTAAGCTCTACTCAAAGATCTGGAACAGCTGATAATGACATCAACGCAATCAAAAACACAGGTGTTTTACCTGGTGGTTACGTTGTTAATCATTACCTATCTGATCCTGATGCTTTCTTTGTTCTTACATCTGTGAACAGCATGGGCGAAGGTCTAAAAATGTTCCAAAGATCTCCAATGGAGACTTCTATGGAGCCAGACTTTTCAACAGGCAACATTAGATATAAAGCTAGAGAAAGATACTCGTTCGGTTTCTCGGATTGGAGAGGAGTCTACGGATCTCAAGGCGCATAATTTGAAGTCGTAACACACTTTATTACTCAGTGTTACAAAGGGCCCTTCGGGGCCCTTTTTTTTGGCCTAAATTATTTTAATATTTATAGTTGCAAATAGTTGTAAATTTTAGTATATTAGTCAAGTGAGACATTTAATTAACAACAATAAAAAGGAGAAGACAATGCTTACAGATAAAGAATACAAACAACATAGAATTAATAAAGATATTAATGATTGGGGTGCATGTGGTGGTTTTGTTCTTGTTTTTAAAAACAGTAAAGACAAATTAAAAGCCTTTAAAGAGGTAGAAAAATTTGCAAAGAAAAACAAAATTCCAATGAAAACAAACAATACCGAATATTACGCTAAATACCCTGTAGAGTCAGCGCCATGTGGATATGGCAAACATGGTTCAAAGGTTTGGATATTTAATAATACTAACCATGAGCATTTTGCTGATACAACAAAACTTTTCAAAAAGTTAGCCAAATACAGTGAATATGGTGCTGGTACAAGCGTTATAGGTTCTGGTTATGGAACAGTTTAATGAAATATGTAATTACAGAAAAGGGTAAAAAGTTAAGCGCCATATACACCAACGACCTACCAAAAGGTTGGTTTGCTTTTAGAAAAAATGATTGGATGACCTTTCCAACAAAAAAAGAAGCGGAAGCACGTCTTGCCTATGCTTATAATGTTGCCAAGTTAAATTTTGAAGGTCCAGAGAGAGTGGCCCTTACCGATAGAATATTAAAATTTAAAATAAAGGAGGTAGCGTAATGGGAATTCATGTTGATATTTATACACAAAGAGAACATCCGGACGACTTGTTTTACGGAGAAGATTGCACAAATGGCGGTGAGTCTTCATACGTTAAAGGGTTTTGTGTGACCAATGTGGATGGACCTTTCAATCCTTGTGAAGATTATCCAGCAGCAAAATTGATTAAACAAGAATTTGGGTTTGGGTGTTCTTTAAAAATAGTACCTGAGTCAAAATTGGATATACATACCATGTTCGGTGGCAACTTTGCTTCTACCTCTGACTTAAGATTCGGCAACAAATGCAGAGAGTTAATGGGCAAAGATATTGGAAATGTTTACGGCTTAGGTCCTGTACCAATACACGACAGAGTAGAATGAAAAAAATATACTTAGACATGGATGGAGTTTTGGCAGATTTTGTCAAAGGAGTAGAGGGCCCGGATTACATAAACGGGCCCTTGGAGGGTGAAGGCCACTACGACGAACAAAAGGCCGACTTCATAAACAAAAGACTTTTCAGAAACTTACCGGTTATGCCAGGCATGTTAGATCTAATCGCCCTGGTCAAAAACACCGGTTTACCCTGGGAAATCCTCACGGCTACCGGTGAGATCAACAGACCTTTGGTGGTGGCTGATAAGATGGCCTGGATCCACCAGCATGTAGATCCACACGTTGTAGTAACTTGCACAATCAAGGGCAAACACAAAGTAGTATTCGCAAAACCTGGCGATGTCCTGGTTGACGATAAGAAGTCTAACTGCGACGCCTGGGCGGCAGCTGGAGGTATCAGTGTTCACCACACCAGCATGCCTAGCACCCTGGCTCAACTTGAATACCTGGCCAACCAGGAAGATCTCAAAGTTGCCAATTAAATAGCCTAGTAGTATCATCAATCTTGTAGAACTAATTGTTGCGGGCATGGTGCTCGCAATGGCTATTTATAAGGAGGCTGATTATGACTACACACTTCACTTCTGGAGTTACCAATGTTGGAGCTGATTCAACACTAGGTAAATTTAAAGCTCCAGCACCCCATAAGTATCACACTTATTTTAATGATTTTGATACTTACCTGGCGTCCGATTGGACTATTACAACAACAGAAGATGGCACTGGATCTGCAACAGAAGCATTAGCTGACGGCGATGGTGGTTTACTATTAGTAACCAACGCAGCTGGAGATAACGACCATGACTTTTTCCAACTTGTTAAAGAAGGCTACAAATATGAGTCTGGCAAACAGTTAGCATTTAACATTAGATTTAAAACTAATGATGCTACACAGTCTGACATTGTTGCTGGTTTACAACTGACTGACACAACCCCATTAGATGTAACAGATGGGATCTTCTTTTTGAAATCAGATGGCGCTGCTACAATCAGTTTCATCGTTGAAAAAGATAGCACACAGTCAACTTTGACTTTGCCAAACTCATTGGAAGACGATACTTTTATGACACTTGGTTTCGTTTACGATCCTAAAGATCAGAAGTTTCATGTCTTCCAAAACAATGTTCTAGCTGGCACAGTTGTTAGCACTAATGCTCCGGATAACGAAGAGTTAGCTCTTTCGTTTGGTATACAAAATGGTGCTGCTGCTGCAAAAACTTTGACTGTCGATTACATTGGCGCAAGCAAAGAACGTACAGCAAATACTGAACTGTAAGGAGTAAAACATGGCTGATGCAGTAACTTCACAAACAATCCAAGATGGTGAGAAGACTGCCATCTTGAAATTTACTAATGTTTCGGATGGAACAGGTGAATCGGCCGTAAAAAAAGTAGATGTTTCTGCCCTGGCAACAAACAGTGCCGGGCAGACATGCACTTCTGTTTCAGTAGCAAGGATCTATTGGGCCACGTTTGGTATGAGTGTCAAATTAGAGTTTGACGCAACATCCAACGTCCTATTAGTACACTTGCCAGCTGACAGCACCGGGGACGAATACTATGATTTATTTACTGGTATTCCAAACAATGCTGGCAGCGGTGTGACAGGCGACATCGACTTTACTACTGTTGGACACAGTAACGGCGACGCTTATACGATCATTTTGGTTCTGAATAAGAACTATTAATGGCAACCACTAAAGATGTAAAAAGATCTCCCAGCGGTAGGTTATCCTACCGCGGGGAGACTTTTTCTGGTTACAACAAACAAAAACGTACACCAGGCAAAAACAAAAAGTTTGCTGTTTTAGCTAAAAAAGGCGATCAAATAAAAATAGTGCGTTATGGTGATCCGAATATGAAAATAAAAAAGGCTCAACCAGCGCGTAAAAAAAGTTTCAGAGCAAGACATAACTGTGATGCAGTGCAAAAGAAAAAAGATGTATTCACTGCGGGTTATTGGTCCTGTAAAAATTGGTAAATAATTATGGCAACTCCAAAAAATGTAGCGAACCCATCTTTGTATGCAAAAGCTAAAGCAAAAGCTAAAGCTAAGTTTGACGTATATCCGTCTGCTTACGCCAATGCTTACATGGTTAAAGAATATAAAAAAATGGGTGGCAAATATAAAGGTGCTAAAAAAGCAGAAGGTGGTGAAATGAAAAGTTTGAAGCCAATACCAGCAAAAAACAAAGGCCTATCAAAATTACCTAAAAAGGTAAGAAATAAAATGGGTTTTATGCGTGATGGCGGATCTGTAATGATGGTCCAGGGCAGAGGATGTGGAGCCATGATGGATAGCAAACGCAAAAAGACTAGAGTGCCTAGAGCCTAATGAGCTTAACCAAGTGGTTCAAACAAGATTGGGTTGACATTGGAGCTCCAAAAAAAGGTGGTGGCTTTAAAAAATGTGGTAGATCTAAACAAAAGGCAGACGCCAAAAGAAAATACCCAAAATGTGTGCCAGCTGCAAAAGCATCTAGCATGTCAAAATCACAAATAAAATCTGCGGTAAAACGCAAAAGAGCAAAACCTCAAGGTGTTGGAGGAAAACCAACTAATGTGAAAACTTTTGCAGCTAGAGGTGGTATGATAAGATCAAAACCTAATATGGGTTTATACGGAAGGAGATAACCATGAAAGGAAGAAAATATATGGCCAAAGGTGGCGGTATGAAAGGAACCAAATATATGGCTAAAGGCGGTGCGGCAGCTAGAGCTGAAAGAACAGCTACAGGTTTTGGTAACATGCCAAAATCGGTTATGTCTGCTCTTACGGGCGGAGGCACGCGAAAAGCTGGACAAGCAAACACTCTTAGAGGTACTAAAGGTATGGCTAAAGGTGGTGGTATGAAAGGTACAAAGTACAAAGCGAAAGGCGGAGGCTTGCACGGAAAATAACTAATTACATAGGAGTTAAATTAAGTGGCGTATTTAATTTCCAACATTCCTCAGTTTAAATGCTGGGTTCGTAAAGAGTTTACGGCTAATCATCAAGATTACCATGGAGAATATCTCCATGCTTTGGCGTTTGCTGTAAACACAATTCCAGATAGATCTCTTTCTTTTCAAGTGGTTTTCACCGGATGTGAGACAGACTTTGAAGATTATCCAGATGAAAACGTACATGGCGGAGCTATGTGGGCCAGGATGCCCATACAAGCGCTTGTAGCGGACGTTCCTCTTGATAGGTGGCCTACACCTATGGAAGATCATTTAGCTCAACCCTGGGACTGTTTGGCTCACGATCATTCGGTTGTTGTCCTGGACAGAGTGAGTTCATCGCCCTGGATATGCAAAATAGGCGGAGAGCTCTATACTGGCAAATATATGTTCACTGTAGATTACACAGAAAATAGCATCGCAGACGATCCGGCTCAACATAAGCAATCACATGTGTTATATTTAACTGACGCTGGAGAGTACACTGGCAATTTTGTAGCTTTACCTAACAATAGGGTAAGAGCAACAAACCCAGCTTTGTGGCGAGTAGGAGAAGGAGCACCAGACTTTTCTCCTAGTCAATGGGTACACTCAGCAGAAGGACATGAAAGTTATATGGATCCAAATATAACCTTCAACAATTTGTATAGCGATGGAGTAAAAGAAGACTAATGGCAACATCCGGAAGTAAAAATTTTGAGCTAGACGTAGCAGATTATGTAGAAGAAGCCTTTGAACGCTGTGGTTTAGAAATGCGTACAGGCTATGATCTCAAGTCTGCTAACAGAAGTCTTAATTTAATGTTAGCTGAGTGGGCGAATAGAGGCTTGAACCAATGGACCATCACAGAAAAGACTGTGACCATGGTTAAAGACACTAAGACTTACAATGTTGACAGCACTAACGGAACAGCTCCAATAGATGTCCTGGATGTGTTTATTAGAGAAACAGTCAGTTCAGAAACCACAGACATACCAATGACCAGGTTAAGTAGAGCTGAGTATGCACACATAACCACTAAATCAACTACAGGTAAACCTAATCAGTTTTTTATAAACAAACAACTTACACCGACAATATCAGTTTGGCCAGCTCCAGATAAAAATAGCACCTATACAGTACACATGAACGTACTTACGAGGATGGACGATGCAGATGCGGGCGCAAATACATTGGATCTGCCGTTCCGGTTTTACCCTTGTTTGGCAGCTGGCCTCGCATACTACATATCAATGAAGCGAGCACCAGAAAGAACAAACGCTCTAAAGGCTATTTACGAAGACGAGTTTCAAAGGGCCTTATCACAAGATGAAGACAGAGCATCTTTCAAAGTTTCACCAAGTTTAAGGAGTTATAACAACGCGTAATGGCTTTTGCATCTGGTAAATATTCCTACGGGATCTGCGATATAACAGGCTTTAGATATAAGCTCAAAGACATGCGTAAGACCTGGGATGGTTTGTTGGTAGGTCCAGATCAGTGGGATGCAAAACATCCACAGCTCATGCCAAAACCAGCTCCCCAAGATCCACAGGCTGTTAAAAATGCAAGACCAGATGTGGACGACGATAATTCAGTCTTTTTGGTTTATACTAACGTGGGTGATGGCAAACTTGGAGCAGTGTTAGATACATTTTCTATCACATCCGCAGTAGGCGA